TCCGCTGGAGGAACATTATTTGGAAGTGATGGATTACCATTTCCTGGGTCATCAACAATAACCTCTGTTACTACACCTTTACCACGTATTATCTTAGGACATGGAGGTGGTACAAGAATAGCAGATATGCCAACTGGGTTAGTTGTCCATGGTTTAGATAATCCGGTTGGTTGACTTATTGGAACAGTGATTATGGCATTGAAAACAATTGGATTAGTATCAAAAGTGCTTCTATTATTTCCAGGAATATTGTAAATTTCCATTTCAACCTTTCTCTTTCCTCTAGAGACATTGAAATTAAAAGTTCTCACACCTTCAAATACTTTCGCCACTCCAACTTCAACTCCATCGACTCTTACTATAACATAATCATCGGCTTCTGCTCTTAGAGTATATTGACCATCAACAGGAAAATCAACATTGTCCCAGGTCAAAATCCAAGTTCTATCCATATTATTAGCACGATAATCTTCATCACCATTAAAAGCAGGAGTTAGAAATGGGCCAAGAGTTCCATTTCTATAACTAGCAAGAACGGGTCCGTTATATGTAACTCCATCCTTTACTAATGGTCCCGTATTTCTCACAGAATCTATCGTATATTTACATGTTGCTTCATTTTTTCCATCTTTAAAATCAAAAAATCTTCCCCTAGAAGCAGCACATATTATATCTGTCCAATCATTATCTGTCGATTCTTCTGCTTCCAAAACAGAATCTCTACTTCTAAGTCTAAGTCCTCTTTTACTTTCTGGACTTTTAATAGTAACAGTATATACTTTTCCGATTTCTACAGATCTTTTAAGTTTTTCATTTATTTGATTACCTTTATAAGTTTTTGAAAGATTAATATCCAAATCTGGTATTGAAATAGAGTTGGAAAAATCGGCACCAGAAGAAATATTAAATTTTACATCAACTTTTTGAGCTATTGGTGTGGCAGGTAACCAATCTCCAGTATCAAGAACTTTTTTATCAACTCTCTCAAAGGTCTCTGTTTTTTCATTTTCAACTTCAACATCAATGGTATGCATTCCCTTAGTCAAAAATACCTTTGTTGTCTGAGGGTTTTCTACTCTAAATCCATCAAGACCTTTTTTTCCAACTGTTCTTCCTCTAAAACTAACTCCACCACCTCTCGCTATTTCCTTTCCATCAATAAGAATTCTACCTCCATTATCAACAGTTCCCCTTAGAGCGTAGAATCCATCATAAGGAATATCCAAGTTCCAAGAATTTTTATATACGACTCCTCCTCCATCAGATCCTTTTTGCGATAAAGGTAAAACTGGAGATATGGCATAACGATTCATAAACTTACTCCATGCTTCCCCAAATCTTACTGGATACCACTTTTCATTTGAACCAGGAGATCTAGTAGACCAGATTGGATTTCTGGGACATCTACCTTCCTGTTCTATTACTGGTTCTTGGGGAATGGGTGGAAGAGGGGCATCAATACACATCGAAATTCCCATTGGATTTTGAATCCAAGATCTTTTGGAAATTACCTCCTGCTCTGTAAAGGAAGTTTCTATATTAATAGAAAGAGCCATTGGATTGATTCCCTTCATATCAATAAATCCAAATTGACCATCTGGGTTTTGTTCCAAATCAGCAATGATTTTATACTTTCCCCTATTAAATGCTCTCGTTTCTATACTTTTTTCATTTTTCTGACCTGTAGAAGTAAATCCTCTCTTAGAAATAGTAACTTCAGTACCGGGTCCCTGAAAAGTTAGATTGACGTTATCATCTACATCCAATTCTATAACATAATTTCCATCAATTGGAAAATCAACATTGTCCCAAACTATTCTATGAGTTCCAGCATATGGATTATCTTGTAATTGAACTGTGGTATCAAATGGACAAACACCATACTCATTTAGGAATCCACCTCTACTATAAACATTCGTTCTCCAAAGTTTTCTATCTGCTTTAGTAATATAATCTACTGTATTAAAAACTCTTCTTACTTGTTGAGATTGTGTTGAAGATTTAGAAGAATTATCTTTCTCACTAACTAAAAAACTTAAGTCATACGTGCTTCTATTACTTCCTTTCGCTTTTCTCTTATTTGAGCTAGTAAAAGTTCCGGATCCAGCAGTTATCTGTATGTCATCATTATCATTTGCTGATGCTATGTAGTCAGCAAATATTTTATTGGAAGTTCCAACTCCACCCTCTTTATTCTTTTTATTCTGTATCAGTCCCTGTTCTACATTTCCTCTAGTTGAAGTTGCTACAACTTTATATTTTATGTTTGGTTTTACACTAATAGTATCTTTTCTAGTCTCTTTTCCTCTAGAAACTCCTCTAATAGTAAATGAATCAGATCCATCTTCAGCGGTGAAGAAGAAAGAAAATCCTCTTGTCGATTTTCCTTCACCATAAACACTAAAGTCTACATTTACTCTTCCAGTCTTTGATTCTTGCGTAATTACTTTTTCTAAGAATGGAATATTATACAGGTCAACCCTAATTCTATGAACTCCTTCGTTAACAACTTTTTTTATTTTATCTGGCGGTTCATCTCCAAACTTAGACGTTTGAAACAGAAGTTGGTTATCAAGAAATATTTTTGCGATATTATCAGCCATTGCTTTAAAGACATATTCACCTTCATAAGGAAACTCTTTTTCCCACTCAAATGTAAAAGTAATTCCAGCATAGTCAGTTCCTGGTACATTTGATGGTGGAGTAGGTGATATAGCATGGGAGTTCATGAAATCTCCCCAACTAAAAAATGTAACATCATGCTTAACTCTAGATGTTCTTGTCAGAGATGTTACTGCTAATGGAGTTTCTGTTCTAGTTGACCACCAACATCTGATTATATTTTCAGCAGTACTAACTCTTGTTCCACCACGAAGAGACTCCAAGAATTTTTGATACTCTTGTATCTCACGACGAATTGGATCCTTTGAAAAATTAGCGTAAAGAGTTGGATCCCATTCACCCACGTCATTTCCATCAGGAGAATATACTCTTCCAAATCCAGCATCAGTTAATGGGGAAATGTCATATTCTTCAAAATCATCTTCTTGATCATAAAACTCTACTGTCTCAACAATTTCTCCTAGAACAGAGCGAACAACAGTTCCTGCTCCTATACCACAGTTATCTTTTACTTGAGTTATTGGTGGATACTGGTATCCAAATCCACCGGAAACCAAGTCAACAGCAAGAAGAGATCCATCTTCCCCTATGATGGGATTTCCTTTTGCTCCTATTCCACCACCACCATAAAAATATACTTTTGTTGGACCACAATCAGATTCAAGTTCTATACCAGGACAATCTTTTGAACTCTGTGGAAGAAGATCATCTGGATTTAGATTGTTTACTTCATTTATATTGAGATATTTAATTTCATCCCTTGTTCTAAAAATAAATTGAGTTCCTGGGTTTCTTCTAGCATAATCATTTGCCTGAGCAACTGTAACACCGTCAACAAAACCCCTCTCCGTTGAAATATATCCAACTCGAACATCATTTTTTGTTGCTGGTCCAAATATATTAAACGACATGCTTTCTATATTTCTTGTGCTTGCTTGTCATAAGGATATTTATTATGCTATTCCAGATACTGAGGAAACTACTTGATTGCTCGTTCTAGCATCACTTAAAACAACATTTTGTGTTGCTTTAGTTGGCTCAGCATAAGGAACATCTCTTACCGCTTGTACTGAAGATTGTTTCTGCGCTGCGTTATCAACTGCTGCTGCGCTTGGTTGTTCAGCATCTGGAGCTGCTTCACCACCTCTAGCAAGAGTGTAATAATCCGAGACCGCAATATTGGGCTTCAGTTCACATCCAAAAATATTGAGAGATAGATTAACAAAAGACAATGCTGATGTTAGACTTCCATCTATACCACCAATCAAAGAAGTAATATCTGCTAAAGAATCAGAAACTCCTGCAAGTTGACTTTCAATGTCTCCCAAGAAAGCATTGATATTATTCAACAACGCATTATTAGCATCATCAATATCACTCTTACTATAAGAAACAACTTGTCCTATAATGTCTTCAGCGTAACATATTGGGACGTTAGGAGTCTTCTCACAAGAATCCAATCCAGCAGCTCCCGCCTCTTGTAATTCTTTAGGTTTGAATAATTCATCTAAAATTCCTCTTACCAAATCACAAAGTCCTTCAGTAATTTTATTGTATAGGCACAAAATTAATTCTGTTAATATCTCCTTAATATCACCAAACAAATATCTGTAAGTTGATGGAATAGCAGAAACAACTTTTGAGAGTTCTTTATTAAGTAACTTCATAACATATTCCATAACTTTATCAAATAGAATTTTCATATATCTTGCTATTTGACAAGCAGCATCGGAGACAAGTTTCTCTAAATCAGTAATTACATTAGAAACAGCATCAATATAACTTGTGATAGCATTCAGATACTTATTAATCTTTTGAGTTAAGTTATCAAGAACTGTTTGAATTGCTTTTGTCGCAGAACCAACAGTATCATCTGGTTTAAGTAAAGGAATTTTTTCTTGAAGTTTATCTTCTCTCTTCACATCTCCAGAAGTAGTTTGGTGAACAGCATCTGGATTCTCTTTTGTTGGTGTCTTTCCTTCAGATACTACTAGACCTTCATCAGGAGCAGTTTCTTTTGTTGTTCCAGTCTTTGGTTCTTTTGTTTCAGCGTATCCACTCTGTGGAGTAAAGTTTTTTCCTTTATTAAATCCAGTTTTTGTTTCAAGTTCTGTTTGAGCATTGTTTCCAAGAACTCCCATAATAACAGGAACTTGTTGGTCTTTATCATCAAGAAAGAATCCGAATACAAAGTTTCCTTGACGAAGGTTTGGCGTTTGAGATGCTCCAGTTTGACCACCACCAGCAGTGATGGGATACATCACTTGTGCCCAAGGAAGATCTTCAGAGGTTAGAGGTTCTTCCTCTTGGTCATGAAGTCCAATGATCCTAACTTTATATCTTCTTCCCCAACCAGGGATAGCATTTTTATCTTCAAATTTTCCAGGAACAACATTATCTCTCCAAGTGGAATCGTCAGCAATCTGACCAATCCACCAGTTGAAATTTGCTCCTAAAAATCCAGGATTAAAAAGAGATCCACCTTCCATTACTTATTAGTCTTCATAAATTTTACATTCAGCAGCATCTGGATTTTCATCACAGAACATTTCAAATGCTGTGGGGTCATGGTCTTCATCGGGATGATTTACTTTATACTTTTCTAGATGTTCTAGTTCATCCTCAATATGTCTTCTCTGCTGCGGAGAAAGAGTTGGATTTTCTAATATATCTTTATCGTCGTTGATATGTTGTTGTAGAGTTCTGTCTGTCATTTTAGTGATTTTCCTGAAGTGTGATTTCCAGTTCTACCAAAAGAGTCTCTAACTAAATTTAACTTTGTGTATGTTTCTTTTGGCGAAATGTAATGACATAAATCCGCTATAATATATAGACCACCATTTTCTTTACTTACGTTTTTTGTTTCTGGTGCTAGTTCTGGAACATCGAGAAAAATAACATCCCCAGCGTGTAATGAAAAATCTCCAACAATAGTAATAGTACACTTAGAAGCAAACAATTGATTATATCTCATACTTGATTGATTTAAAATATTTTTAGAGTCAAAGTTTTGCTTTTTAGATTTTTGAATTTGTTGTTTAGTGGATCCATCAGGTAAAGACCCCTTATCAACAAGCATATACTGTGTTCTAGAAAATTCTTTGTTTCTACCAGGTATGTCAAATTCTGGGTTTAGTTTAGGAAGCTCTTTACCAGCAAGTTTTAATTTTTCTTCTTCCTCTTTAGCATTTGGGGTTATAACTTCGTAATAACAATTAAAAGGATCGAAGAGTATTGTTCTTGTAGAATAGGCACCCATTTTCAGTTTTTCCTGAACATCTACTCTATTATCTTTCGCATAATCTAAAACCTTAGCATCATATCCAGCAGGAATGTTATCTCCTCCACTATCAGGCGTTTGGTTGAATATAAAGGACTTTTTCTTTTCTTGAGAAAGAAGTCCATCAATAGACTTGAACTTAAATCCCTCAGAAGTTTCAAAGAAAAAATATCCAGCACTTACACCAAGTTTCTGATTCTCTGCGGAAACCGCTTTCTTCGACAACCAGTTCATCGCATAACACGCTTTCCAGTTGTTTCCTATAAAATTATATTCTCCAATAGTTTCTTCAACATCAATTTCCTTTTCAGTAGCAAGAAAATTTGAGTTAGTAAAAATATCTCTTATATGGTCTGAAATTTTTCCAGTAAATTTAGTATTTAATCTAATCTTCTCATTTAAAATAGATTCCTTTGAAGATAAATCCAATTGAACCATAGATTTTGTAGTATCATCAGACAATGGAGTTACTTTGTTCACATACAAAGTAAGGTTTAAATTCTGTTCATTGTTATCTCTAAACTTAATTGTCACATTTTCTTCGCCAACAATCGGCAATCCTTCAAGTGCTGTTTTATTATCAACTGAATTACCAGTATCAGCAAATGTGACAGTTGCTTTTATAGTATCATTCAAAATGCTTTCATAATATAATAAACGAATAGTTCCACCAGAGACATCAACAGTTTTTGTCGTACTTTTATTGGAAGTGATTATTATTCCATCAATAAAAGAAGCTTCTGCACTTTTTGTTGTGATCTGATTTGCCATTTTTATTACCTCTTACTTCTATTTACCCACCTTGATGTAGTATCTCAAATGGATCACTTCCATCACCAACCGGTATGAATGCAACTCTATCCGAAGAAGAATCATAACTAGAATCCATCTCACCCACACCTGGAGTTGGGATATATATTGTTTGTGGAGCAAGATCATAATATGAAGCATACTGCTGAATTACTTTCATTACACTCCTTTCATCTTTTGCCTCATTGATAGCAAGGAGCATCGGTTTCGCTTTTGTTATACTACTATCATTATCAATAACAATCTCCATCCCTTCTTCACCAACCATAGCAAGGTGTGGATATGGTAAAGTTTCTCCACCTTCTTGATATGCAACGTGAACATGATTACCATGCCCAGATGGTTCATTTTTTCCATGAAGAAGTTGAACAGGTGTAACGCCTTTCATTCTATTAAATTCTGATATTACTTTCAATATTGGACCCTGCTCGTAAGTGTAAGCACCAATATCAAGTGCTCTACCTTGATAATGTAGAGAACCAGAGCTATGCCCAGAGCTTAAACTATATGGAGGATGCTCCGGATGACGATGAACCACAGAAAAGTCTGGTCCCTGTCTTAGTTTCTTTTTAACATATCTTCCTAGTTCACCTGCAATTTTACTTCCAGCAGAACCATACCCTTTACCCAAAGGTTGTTGACCAGATGGTCCGGCACCACCCATAACAACAAC